CTTCTTCATCAAATTCGTCAGAATCATCATAACCTTCGGAATCAAAGCCTTCGTATTCACCATCCTCATCTTCTTCAAATTCTTCAGTAGGATGATTTTGTTTGTGTTCTTCGGCTTGCTTCTTCATATAGTCGCAAACAAGGCGAGCAACCTTCATCACATCATCATAGGTCTCGGTTCCTTCAATGAGGTGAATCAGGGTTTGCTCATAGTCGGTAAATTTAATACCTTGTGTTGCACCACCTTTGGTGTAAAGGTTAACACGGTCAATAAAATTCAAATCATTTAAATCAGTACCAGCAGTACCAAAGAAATCTTTATCAATGAGTTCACGATATGCACGAACAAAACTGGAACGAATACCAGGATATTTGTTTTTGACTTTTTTCTCAATACGAACATCTTCCAACACATTCATTACGGATGCTGAAATTTTTTCTTCGTGTGCTTTGATTAGTCCATCAAGTGGAGTATAGAGAGCGTGGCCAACCTCATGACCCATGAAAAGGTCATAGAGGTAACCAGAAATGTTTTTGTCTAATACAGGTACCGTCAATACACGGTTCTTAACATCGAATGACGCAGTTTGCACATTGCGTTGTTCAACAATAAGATTTTCTGTTGCCATTAGTTTGGCAAGTAATGATTTTGATTGAATAAGTTCCATATAATCTCCGAGTTAATAGAACCATTATACTATATGTATCGTCTACCGTCAAGTTATTTCTTATTAGTGTTGTACCAGGACAACACTTTTCGGTATTGAGTAATCATGGGTTTAATGGTATCGTAATCCAAACCAAAATCATTTACCAATTCTGATTTTTTACTGGTACTCATATAGGCTTGAACTTCATCTTTAATAACATTCTCACCATAACCCATCTTTTTCAATTTCTTCACCATCTTAGAATATTGCATACGATGTTGTTTAAAGAAATTATAATTCATTTCTTCCATTTCAGCTTTGTATGATTCATCCATATAATATAGAGCATGGGCAATTTCATGGTCGATTACATTCATGTCGCCTTTTTTACCACCAATAACATAGAATGGTATGCTCATATCCAACTTATCGGATACTTCTTTTGCTAATTCTAATTCCCATTTTGTTTTATCTTTAGCTTTTTGATAAAACCATTCCCTGAAAATATTTCCTGGAATATTAAAACCAGACCAATAATTGAAGTAATCAATACTGCCATCATCTTTCATAAAAAAATCAATGAAGTCTATAAATGAAACATAATTTCCATTAAGTTTTGGTTGACCTTCATAGTATTCTTCTACACGACAGAATGCTAAAGCTAAATCTTTTTGAGTATTAAACTCTAAAAGTAAGCAATTTTTAATCGGTTTTCTCGATTTAAACATTTTACTCATACTGTTCTTTCATTTTTTGATAATTTGATTGGTCTTTTTCAAATCCGGACAACACAGCCCACTTGCGAGTGACAATATCCAAGCGTTTCCACGCAGGAATTTCTTCATCGTCTGCTTTGGCATCAAGCCAAATGTAATAAGATTGATTACCCATGATTTTTTCCTTCGTTTTTATCAAAAAATTGATAAGAAATTGCGCTCGCTAACTCATCCGCAAGTTTCGGATTGAATTTTACAAGAAAATGCGCAACATCATCAATAGGCAGTTGCTTCAAATTGTAAATTACAGTATCAATGCCGTTCAAAACTGCAGTTTCTTCGTGTTGTGCTAACATTTTTCACCTTACATATCATAAAAATGGTCAATTACTACAAAATTCTGATTATTTGATTTAGCTTTGCCGATAGATTCAAGCCATTTAAGCTCTTTTTGTAAATCAGCATCACTCAATTCTTCCAAATATTCAAAATATTCATCAAATTCGCTCATCTGCGCATACTCGCTATATCTTTCGCTTCATTATCTGTAAAAATTGGCACAGCATTTGATTTGTGCATTGTACCAATACCTTTAATTTTTTCACCTGTATAAGAATTTCCGAATTTCTTAGTGCAAGCGATAAAACCAGTATCTAAGGACGCAACTTTCGGAGTTTCTCTGTGGTAAGTAGCCATATTTTTAATTGGCAAACTTGTTTTAATTAGGGGAGAACGGGAATACCGTTTTGATGATAACTGATTGATAGCAGCCAACCACTCTGCTTTTTGCTCTTGTTGAGCCTTAGTCAATTTTTTTGGTTTAGATTTTGGAATATAACCGTATATCATAATCAAGGATTCTCCATGTGAAGAACCTATTATAATACAGGTAATGCTGGATGTCAAGCGAATTTGTTGTATGGAAGCAACAATACCTTTTTATTAAAGGCGGACATACCTACTTATAAGAAAAAATCAGATATTTCTGTTTTCTTCTGGTAAACTTGAATCATCGAGTTGACTTAATACTTCTTCAACATCACGATTCTTCATCTTTTTGATTTCAGAATGCTCATTCTTGTGTTTTCGTTTTGGCATATAACTGTAATCTTCGTTATAGTCTTGGTTCTTGCGAAACTTTCCCACAAATTTGGTCACTTCTTTCTCCTATTTCATCGTTTCAAATTTAATGCCTTTGATTTTAGTTTCAGGCATATTATGCATATCTTCTTGTGATATGTAAGTAATGATGGCATCAGGATAACAAATTTTTGCTATTTTAAGCAATTGACAAACGGTACCATCAGAATCATTGAATGACATAACTTCATCTACAAATTTTAAACTTTTAACGATTTCTCTACGAGTTTCATAATTTTGAACAAAACCACCTTGTGACCAAGCCATATACCAATCAGAGTGAACACCAACGATTAACCAATCACCTCTATGGTGACATTTCTTAATATAGAGTAATTCTTCAGCAGTTAATGGATCAAATGTACCGGTTATTATTATTATTCTATCTTTTGGTCGCATTATGGTAATAAGTGTGGAAATGCCTCTTTAACGAATTTATAATCTAAACCTTTTACACCTTGGTCTTTACTAAAGATACCAATGATGACTTCTGCTTCACGGGGTTCTAAAGATTCTAAAAATTGAATAAGTAATTCATTTCGTTTTTTAGGATTTAATTTATCTCCCATTCCGTCACCTTTACGGAACAAATATAATTTGCGAATTTCTGTTGATAGTTGTGTAGTTGCTAATCCAGGTAAATTAGAAGTTGGTATTTTATAATTCTCTGGCATTTCGGTAACCCACCATTGATAATCTGGATGATAGGTTAACTGTAATACATCGACCAATGTTTGAGAAAGATTCTTCTCAATAACAGCCATTCTTTCTTTTTTATTTTTTGCTAATTCAAAATCATCAAAAATTTCATATATGTTTCTCATCATTAGAATTCCTCTATTACTTCCATTAAGTTTTTTAGTTTATGCTCAATAAAATAATTCAGCAATTTGCCTTTAGCCGGCTTTGTTTCTTCATATGTATTTATAATTTTGGTTTTAATGTTTTCTGGAATGAAAGAAAGGTCGATTAAAGTTGAATTACGAATAAAATTAGACTTAATTGTTTCTTCTTGTTCCAAATAACTTTCTCTCATTAGTTTGTCTAACACTTTTTGTGTAATAGGAGTTTGACGAAGGTCACGGACAAAACAATCGGAAGAAGAAAGAACATTGGGTATACCGTCACCTTTATCGCCACGGATAATCTTTTCTTTTAAATCCATAATTGGATTAGGAGATACGACATATTTCTTTTGTGATGGATTATATTGCTTAACATTATGATTCTGTTGCAACTGTAAAAAATCGCCATCACTCGAAAGAATCAAAATCTTTTCATGTGGTGCATGGCGAGGTACCAATGTGCCAATAATATCATCGGCCTCAGCACCCTCAACATCAATTACTTTGTAGGGGAAGTTTTCTTTGAGTTCTACCTTTAACTTGGCAAGAATATCAAAAATCATGTGCCAATCTAAATTGGACTTATCACGGTTCTTTTTACGATTTGCCTTGTAAAATGGAAAATATTCTTTACGCCAGTATTTACGGTTATCACAACATAATACCACTTCACCATATTCTGCTTTAAAATTTTTAACATGGTTACGAATGATATTTAATACCATATGGCGGATGAGGTGTTCATCCAGTTTGCCTTTTTGGTTGGCAATCTGCGCCATAAGTCCGGCAAGTAATACTTGGTTTAAGTCAACGAGAATCATAACAAACTTTCAAATAGTTTCAGTAAGAATCTATTGTATCACACTTCCTGCATTTTGTCAAACATTCGTTGTATAAACCCACCGGAAGTGGTAGTTTTTCTTACCACCATACCAAACCACTTTTGTGGTATTAAATTGGAGATGTATTCGTATGGGTCACAAAAGATTGCTTCAAATCGGTCAACATCATACAACTTATCATTTTCGGTA